CCGTAATATTTCTGTAGAATGTTTAGGATTTTCAATGGGTGAAGTATGCGTTGACTCTACTGGAGAATCACAAAAAATCGCCCCAAGTACTGCGTACTTACAAGGCAGATCCAATTGGGAAATATCCGCAACTGTATCATTTAAAGGCAGAAAAAATTTCGACATAGTCGCATTATGGCCTTTAAGTGGTTCTTTTGCGACAAGAGGTGATTTGTATCCCACTATTGCTAGTGCTAACCAACGTATCATATCTCAAAGCGCAAAACCAGAATTAGTTTCTGTAACAAATTTAGATATATAATTCCCCTAAAGGGGTCCCTTTTTACTTTTTATAGATATCATTATAATTTATAAGAAGTATTATTATTCAAACAACACAATTTTTAATTATCTAAATGCTGTCCCTGGTACTGGGTTAAATCAACCCGTACCGGGTTAAATCCCGGGGCAAGAGAGGTCGGCAAGGTAGCCACATAGCCAACAGTCGCACTCTTGTGGACAAGCTTCTCCCCCCCATGGGTAAATTCCACTATCTCCGTTATCCTCCGGATTAACTGATTCAGATCCTCCTCCACCCTCTGACCCCAAAGAACTTCGGGGCGAGAAGTGGTCGTGATGATAAATGTCTTCGCGGAGAGCGGCATCGAAGTCCCCTTCGCTTCCACTCGCATCGGATATCGATCCAGAATACGCAGGAGTTCCGAAAAGAGGCAAAAACCGGGACGATAGTCGTCGATCAACACTACCGTCTCTCCCCGGTAACCGTCCCACCATTTCCCGTTGCCCATCTTGACATATGCATCGGGGTACGTCTCGAAAGCTGTTCTCGACTTGCCGGATCCAGTCGGTCCGTACCACCACAGTACAGTATTTGGCGTCGAGTGGTCTCGATCCTTGCACAAATGTACCCGTTCTAATTCCTGTAATCCACGATTATAACGAATGAAATCACTAGGAAATGAAACAGCAATTTCAGCCATAGAGGAACCTTCCATAATAGCCTCAGCAATTGAGTCTAAATCTGATCGCTTCCCCTGCTTGGGAATGCTTCCATGTTCTCGGAATGTTCCTGGGACTGCGGAAGCGGGCTTTGAACAGTAAGTCTTATTCTGTTCCGCTGTTCCCTTGGCAATCTCGCAATGCGGGATAGCTCCGGCAACGCTACTGATACGTTCTCGGACAGTGGCCAAACGTACGGCGTTCGTGAAATAAACGTATCCCTGATGGTGTCGCCGTCCTGTCTCTGGAGCAATCTCAAGTTGATAGCAGCTATACGCTGCTCCACTAATGATAAGTTCGTTGGCTGGGGTGACATTTTCTAAATAATTAACTGTAAAACACCAAGCTCGGTTTTTAGACATTTTTTAATTTTTTTATGAGAGGATTCACCCCGCGTTCTTCTTATTTTTTATTTTATTTTATAAAAAAAACATGAATACAGCCACATTCCTGACTCGAATACAGCCACAAATTTTAAATTTTTGAAATTTGATCACCTTGGAATTCGTAATTTATAAAACAAGCAACCGACATAATAACAAGCAACCGATAATCATCCGGATGCTTGTTAACAACTTACAAGCTACCGGTTTTAACCGGATACTTGTGAACATATAACAAACATCCGGTAATAACCGGATGCTTGTATATATATTAACAAACAACCGATGAAGTTTAACGACTATAAACTTCGTCATTTATACTAACGTATAAATCTTTCCCAAGTGGCTTTAAAAGTTTTCAACTTTTGCTTACTTGGAATATAAGTTTTTGAAACAGCTTTCCTAGTGTTTTTATCAATACCTTTCAAGTACCTCCTTGTACGTTTAACAACGGCTTTAAAAGAATTTATATATTTCCCAACTCGCCTATAGGCTTTGGCCTTTCTTTTAGGCATTGGAAAAAAACTACGAGGCATCTTAATTAATTAATGATGCAAATACACTGGCACAGATACTCTGGCACAGAAGTGAGCGGTAATACTGTAAGCTCACTACACTGTGCCAGAAAAAAATGCATTGGCAAGATTTCTTGGATAATCCATCTCAAGAAGGCAAATCATATAACTGGGGTGATAAAAATCAAGCTTTTTGGGAAAACATAGGTGACATCGCACCTGTTACTTGGAAATCATCTTTTGGAGATAACCGAAAAGACAGATTAAACAGATCAAAATATTTACGCGGTTCCATTCGTGATACAAATAAGAAACGCGAATATGTCAAAAAGAAGCAGAGCTATAATGAGCCAGGAAGAATCTTCTTTCAATCGTCAAGCGGAGGACGCAGAGGCCGACCTCGTCGGCGCAGAACAAATCGATATAGGAATTACAGATAGAAACACTAATGGTGTTCTAACAAAGGCTTCCCCTGCACCCATAAATGGTTTTGGGGCATACAGAGGAACCAAACATACTCTAGATAAAGAAGTCAGAGCACTTATATCTAGAATGTGTCCAACTGTTAAAATAACAGCTATACATAATGATTTTAATATCAGCTCCACTATCGGAGGATATCAAATAGTTTTCGACAGTGCTTACTATATTACACGTGACGCAAATGCAGCAGATACCTTAACTAGTCATACTAGTCAAACTCTGCATGGTGTTACTATTGCGTACTTACGACATGTATACAATAAACTTATCAACGATGCTAGCTATAACATCGCACAAGTTGGTGGAGGAACTTCAGTTAATACTATAACTTATAACTCCGCCACAGAAAGTACCTTACCAAGTTTGGTGATTAAAAACTTCATGACTACTAAGGTTTTTACAAACGTAGGTAGCAATACTATTATGATTGAAGTTTGGGACATGTTATGCGAAAAAAACACTGATGTGTCCCCTCTTCAAGCATGGTTTTTAGACACCGACACAGACTTAGGTCCGTATGGTATGTATAAAAACTCTGTACAGCCTACGCAACAGGCAGCATACAGAATGTGCGGCGATCCTGGTAACCGTCCTAACTATAACCGAGATAAATTACTCAAAGAACATTGGAGTATTATCCGGAAGAGACGTTACCTTGTACGAGCTGGGCAATCTGTAACTCACATTATCAAATTCCCATCAACAACCCTCTCACATACCCAACTCTACGGTTTAGATGATGATGGATCAGGTACAACGACTGAAAATTACCTCCGTAATATTTCTGTAGAATGTTTAGGATTTTCAATGGGTGAAGTATGCGTTGACTCTACTGGAGAATCACAAAAAATCGCCCCAAGTACTGCGTACTTACAAGGCAGATCCAATTGGGAA